AGAGTCTATTAAAAAACAAGTTTTCAATCAATATAAAATTGATTCAAAATCGGATAAATTTGAGATCGATCATCTTATTTCATTAGAGTTAGGTGGAGCAAACGACATCAAAAACCTTTGGCCTCAGAGTTATACTACACTCCCATGGAATGCCCATAAAAAAGATGTTTTAGAAAACAAACTACATAAAATGATTTGCGAGGGAACAATAACAATGCAACAAGCTCAACAAGAAATTTCCTCTGATTGGGTCGCCACTTACACAAAATATATAGGAGCAAAATAAATGTCTTGGACAAATGGATCACATATTTTTTCTGAAATTGCCGAAGTAATTTACGAAAACATTTCAGATGACTTACAACGTAAAATTATTTATATGGAACTGATTGAAATTTTTGATGCAGCAGATTGTGTAAACCTTAATGAATGTGTTGATATCGATCCCGCTCTAGATTCTGCGTTGGTTGAAATGGATATTATTACCTTTGAAGAAGAAGAAGAAATTGACCTAGAAGATTAGCGCTGAAGTAAACTATAAATACTAGGGAATTGAAGGTTTCCTAGTATGTGGTTTTACAAAGATAAAATACTTGACGAAAACGATTTAATAGATTATACTGGGTTTGTATACTGTATAACGAACGTCACAAACGGTAGAAAATATATCGGTAAAAAACTTTTAAAATTTACTCGACATAAAAAAGTTAAGGGTAAACGAAAAAAATTTGTTATTGATTCAGATTGGAAAACGTATTACTCATCTTCTATAGAGCTTCAAAACGATGTTAAAGAATTCGGTGAACATAATTTTAGAAGAGAAATATTAAAATTATGTTCATCAAAATCTGAGTGTAATTACGAAGAAGCCAGACTTCAGTTTTTTCATAGAGTTTTAGAAACTGATGGTTGGTATAATAACTATATACAGTGTAGAATACATGGTTCTCACATAAAAAACAAAATTAAGTAAACCCAAACGATTTTGTGGGTTTACTTAAAAAGGAAAATAATATGAGAAAATTATTATTTTTTACGGGTATTTTATTTTTAATAAGTATGCCCGTGAAAGCTAACGAATCTCCATATACAATAACAGCGTCTTGGTATAAATATGGTAAAGTTACTGCTAACGGAGAAAAATTTAACGCGAATGTCTGCACTGCAGCACATAAATATTTGCCGTTCGGAACTATTTTAAGGGTGTATAACCCAAAAACAAATAAAAGTATTATTGTCAGGATAAATGATAGAGGGCCGTATATTAAGGGCAGACAATTAGATGTTTCCCTTAGTTGTGCTAAAAAATTGGGCATGGTAAAAACTGGTGTGACAGAGCTTAAAATACAAGTTATCTCGTAAGGAATTTACCATGATAAAAAATCTAATAAACAAAATAATTATTTTATTAAAACAAAAGGATGATATCATGGGTGAATCGGTTGAAATTAAACAACGAGCAAAACCAGGCCCAAAACCTAAAAATAAAACAGAATTGGAAACAAAAGTGCAAAACGAACAAAATACTACACATCAATCTTTATATCTTGTAGAAGGCCTGGTTGAATTAAATTCTGCGTCAGGTCTAAATCAAAAAGAACAACAACGTATTGTTTGGGCGTCAAATGTGCCTGAAGCAATGGAAAAATTCTCAGCATATTTTTCTAGTTTAAATACTGAAAGCGCAGTATATACTGTTGTTAATATGTTTGTTTCTGAAGCTATCAACTAATTTTTTATATTATGGAAATATTTTTATGAAATTTATTGAAATTTATACAAAAGAAAACTGTATTTTTTGCTCTATGTTAAAAACTTTTCTTAACGAAAAAAATATGTTTTTTAAAGAAATGAAACTTAATCAGGATTTTACTCGGGAATTTATTTTAGAAAAATATCCAAATGTCCAAACATATCCTGTCGTAGTGGTTGACGGATATATGATTGGGGGATATACTGAGTTTTCTAATATGGTTCTTCTAGAAGAACAGCGTAAAAGCTCGTTAAAATTACTCAATGAAGGAACTTGAACATAATGTATAAACATGACTCTCTCCTCAATGATCTTCGCCAAAATGTTATTGAAGTAACTTTTATCAAAGAAGATGGCTCTGAAAGAATTATGCGTTGCACTTTGATGCCTCGCCATCTTCCAGCAAAATATCTTGAAGAACAAGAAACTGAAAAAAAGTTTCATCGGGAAAACCAAGAAGTAATCCGATGCTGGGACGTGCAAGCTAATGGCTGGCGTTCTTTTAAAGTTTCTTCCGTTATTTTCTGTAATGCTGTTGACCACGGATATATGTAATGAATGAAAAATATTGGGGATTCCATACTATTATGGACTGCGCCGGTTGCAATCATAAGGCAATCACTGATTATGATAATGTTTATAATTTTGCAAAACACCTTGTTACTGCAATTGATATGGTTCCTTATGGTGAACCGCAAATTGTAAACTTTGGAACTGGTGATAAAGCTGGGTTTACTCTTGTTCAGTTAATTGAAACAAGCAATATTACGGCACATTTTGTCAATGAAAATGATGAAATTTATCTTGATGTTTTCTCATGTAAGCCTTATGATGAGAGTATAATTGAAGAATTGGTAGTTCGTTATTTTAATGCAAAAACTGTTCGCCGTGCGTTTATTCAACGTCAAGCTAGTTTATCTGCAGAAATATAAATAATGATACGTGGTTTTACTTGTGGCAGTTTTGATCTGCTACACCCAGGGCATATTGCAATGTTGAAATATTGTAAAGAGCATTGTGATAATCTTATTGTGGGTCTACAAACAGACCCAACTATAGACCGCCCAGAAACAAAAAATAAACCAATTCAAACGACATTCGAAAGATATTTTCAACTAAAATATATCCCATTTGTTGATGAAATTATTCCATATGATACGGAATTAGATTTGGAAAATATGTTTGGTATTTTAGATATTAATGTTAGATTTTTAGACGAATCATATCAATTTATATCTGGTATCACTGGAAGAACAATATGTGAATCACGAGGTATAAATTTACATTTTAACCCAAGAAAACATTTATATAGTAGTAGTGAATTGAGGAATAAATTATGTCAGAAACAACAGTAGGGTTTACTGAAAACGAAATTTCTGCTAAATCGTATGGTGGCACAGAATTAACTAAACGAAGTATCGCTATCGGGATCGAACCAAAATTAGCTGAAAATTTTCAAATTATCTGTTCAAGAGTGCGAGATATCAGTGCTGATAAAATTCGTGTGTATTGGCTTCATGATCTCCCAGAGGACCCAGAGGCAAATCATTTAAAAAATGAATCAAGCCGCTCTCGGTTTCATAAATTTATATACAGCAGCAATTGGCAATATCAACAATATATTGATAAATTAAGTATAGAACCAAATTTAGATTCAGTCGTGATTGAAACTCCAGTTGATCCAATCCCTTATATGGAAAAAAATAAAGAAGAAATTCGTTTAATATATTTTTCTACTCCACATAGAGGGCTTGAGCTTCTTGTTCCGGTATTCGAAAAACTTTGTGAAAAACATAACAATATTGTCCTTGATGTGTTTTCTAGTTTTTCGATTTATGGTTGGGCTGAATCCGATAAACATTTTGAAAATCTTTTTGAACGTTGTAGAAACCATCCCAAAATTAATTATCATGGATTTCAGCCGAATGAAGTCGTCAGAAAAGCTCTTCAAAAAGCTCATATTTTTGCTTATCCATCGATTTGGAAAGAAACCAGTTGCCGTTGTTTAATTGAATCGATGAGTGCTGGTTTACTTTGCGTACATCCAAATTATGCTGCTCTTTCTGATACCAGCGGTGGCCTTACAGCAATGTATGATATGGATTCAAAAAAACCAGCACACGCAAACGAATTTTATAAACATCTGGACAATGCAATCATGAATGTGCGTTCAGATGCTTGCCAAAATTATCTTAAATTCGTAAAATCTTATGCAGACGGTAGATTTAACTTATCAAAAATTACTGATCAATGGACCCAATTACTTGAAAATTTATTGATTCGTTATCCCACACTTGAATCAAGAACTACAAAAAAAGAATTTTTTAGGTATAAAGCATGATAGTCACAAAAACACCTCTTCGGATAAGTTTGTTCGGTGGAGGGAGTGACATACCTCAATATTATAATAAACATTATGGTATAGTTATTTCAACAACTATCGACAAACACATTTATATTTCTTTAAACAGATGCGTTGCAGATCATCTTAAAGTAATTTATTCGGAGTTAGAATTATCTCATAATTTAGAAAATGTGAAACATGATAGAGTTAGAGAGTCTTTAAGATATTTTGGTATTAATAATAATATCGAGCTTTGTAGTTTTTCTGATGTTCCAACTAAAGGAACTGGTCTTGGTTCTTCTTCGACGTTTACAGTCGGTGTATTAAAAGCTTTATATAATTTACAAAAAAAGAAGTATACTAAATCTGATTTGGCTGAGTTAGCATGTAAAATTGAGATTGATATGTGTAAAGAGCCAATCGGTAAACAAGATCAATACGCAGCCGTATACGGTGGATTCAACGTTATCCGTTTTTATAATGACGGAGTTGATGTAAAACCAATACAAGTAGATTCAGATACTATTGAGAGGCTAAATAAAAATTTGATTTGCTATAACACTGGAATATCCAGAAAAACATCAGATATTTTAAGTGTGCAGATTTCAAATTTGCAAACAAATAAAAACAATTCAGCGTTAGCGACTACACATAAAATGGTAGAATTAGCTGAAGCATCTTTAAATTTGTTACAAAATAAAAAACTTGATGATTTCGGAAAACTTTTAGACGAAACTTGGCAAATGAAAAAAAGTCTCGCGTCCAATATAAGCAATAACGACATTGATAAAATGTATGATATAGCAACATCTGCTGGCGCTTATGGTGGTAAAATTCTCGGTGCTGGCGGTGGTGGATATATGCTGCTTTACGTTCCTGATTCTAAGTTGGATAATGTTCAAAACAAAATGCTAGATTATAAAAAATTTAATTTTAAATTTTCTGATGTAGGAAGTAAGGCGATTTCAATATGATTCTTAATTATGCAAATGATTTACATGCTGCGTTAATTTCTGTCCCAGAAAAAGTTTTAGAAAAAGCTTATGATTTTATAAAATATTCTTTATATGGACCAACTGTTATTTTCGGTAATGGTGGGTCAGCAGCTATAGCAGATCATTTTTGTTGTGATTATAACAAAGGAATTTCTACTGATACAGCTCTGCGCGTTAAAGCAACAAGCTTATGTTCCAACGGACCTTTGATCACTGCAATTGCAAATGATATCGGATACGAGTATATTTTTGAAGAACAAATTAAATATGTTCCAGTAGGAAAACCTATGTCAGCTATAGCTGTTTCTTCTAGTGGTAATTCACCAAATATTATTAATGGTTTAATTGCTGCGAAAAAAAATAATTTTAAAACTATGGCCCTTGTTGGTTTTGATGGTGGTAAAATTAAAAAACATAACTTAGCTGATATTATCGTTCATGTTCCTTCTAACAATTATGGCATCACAGAAGATGCTCATATGGCTATTTTACATGCAATCATTCAGAAAATTCGCTTTGAATTTGCTAAAGATAAAACAAATCTTAAATTATAGCTTGACTTTAACCCAAATGTATGGTATTATATAAATGAATAAAAGCTCTAATAATGTAGTCGCGTTTCCAAAAACAAAAATACCATCAAATATGCCAACAACAATTGAAGAAATTGAAGACAATATGGAAATGATACGTCAAATTCATATTCAAGAAACTATTGAAACAGTTATGCCTATACTTTTTGACCAGCTTTCGATAGCAGGATTTCAGCCTGAACATGAAGACGATGATACAAAAGAGGCAGCATTTATTGTCGAGGCTGTTAGGTCTTTACTCTGCAAAGTTTATAGTGTTTCACATCCGTTTCAAATTATTTCTGAAAATATTTTTGTTGAAAGAGAAGATGGAAATTTAGAAATAGCAGAAAATATTAAAATTACGATTTCTGATAAACCTGAACCTGAAAACGAAAAGGAATAATTTTTTGATTATCGTTGA